CTTTAAAAAAGATAATGAAGGATAGAGCTGCAGCTGGGCTATCAGTAGATGCAGATACAGAAGAAAAGATTAGACAACGACTAGTAAGTTATTATATGTACACATTCCTTTCTCATGCAGCTTATAATCAAAATGTAGATGTACAAGATTTTTCTAATGAAAGTGTTAATTCTCAAACTAAAACACAAGAAAGAGAGCGCCGTATAGATATAGATTCTTCTGATGGTGTTGGTATATTAGCATATCCAAAACCAGAATTTAATGTAGGATTTACACTTGATGGTAGAAGCAGAAATCCAGGATCTGGCAGATTTCATAATAAGAAGAAAAACTAATGAGAACACAACTACTCTGTACATTCACTAAACAAATCGATTTTAATGAAACAATAGATATAATTATTGCATGTAATGATATAGTGTTTGATAAGATTTATTCATTTCAGAATGAAAATGATAAACAACAATTAATTTGTACTTATAATGTAGAATATAATGAGGACTTTGTAGAGGGGGTTCCAGGTACAATTTCATTACATCGTAAAAAGAACACAAATACACTTTATACAATTAACGCACTTAATGATTTGATTAGAGAATTGAATGGTGGAAAGTTAGATAAAAGATTTCCTATTCCATGGGAAGACTACCAGAATAGTTTATTACTTACAGGTGAAGATGGTTTTGTTAAAATACCCACAAAAAAATATAAAGTTATTCACGTGAAAACTTGGGGTAAAACTGAAAAATAAAATTGTATTTTCCATAAATGGATTATACTTATTACTGTATCAAGGTTACATACTTGATTAAAAACTACTAATTAACTAATAAAATAATGGAGAGTATAAAATGGATTTAAACGCAATCAAAAATCGTCTTAATCAGTTACAAAAAACAAACAACAGAACATCAAATCTTTGGAAACCACAACCAGGAAGTCAAATAGTTAGAATTGTACCTTATAAGTTTAATAAGGACAATCCTTTCATTGAGCTTTACTTTCACTATGATCTAGGTGGTAAGAATTATCTTTCACCAATTTCATTCGGAAGACCAGACCCGATTGAAGAATTTGCACAAAAACTAAAATCAACTGGTTCAAAGGATGATTATCGTCTTGGTAAAAAGGTTGAAGCAAAAATGAGAACTTTTGCACCAGTTGTAGTACGTGGAGCAGAAAATGAAGGTGTAAAGTTTTGGGGGTTTGGTAAAACTGTTTATCAAGAATTACTTGCTATAATTGCAGATCCAGACTATGGTGATATTACTGATCCAGTAAACGGTCGTGATGTTTCTGTAGAATTCAAAACAGCAGAAGAAACAGGAAAATCATTTCCATCAACTTCAATTAGGGTTAAACCAAATCAAACTCCAATTACGGAAGATGCTAAAGTTCTTGAAGCTATTAAAGAAACTCAAAAGGACATTACTGAAATATATCAGGAACGCTCTTATGATGAATTAGCTGAAGCGCTTGGTAGTTATCTAAACGGTGATTCACCAGAAACATCCAACGATAAACCTACAGAAGAAGTTGCTGATACTAAAGCAACAACAACTTCTTATAGTGCTAAAGAAACATCAGATACATTTGATGATCTGTTTAATAGATGATTAAAAAATCGGGGGTGTAGTTTATATTGCATCCCCGAGTTACAATTAAATTGGAGAAAAAGTTATGTCAACAAGAGATGAATTGGCTGGAGTATTAGCTGATACGTTAAACAAACAGTTTCGTGATATGAAAGTTGCATATTTTCTTGATGGAACTGATACCACACCTACCGATATAAAAGACTTTGTGTCCACCGGCTCTACTATGTTAGATTTGGCTATTTCTAATAAGCCAGATGGTGGAATTGCAGTAGGTCGTATTACAGAAATTAATGGATTAGAAAGTAGTGGTAAATCTTTAATCGGCGCACATATATTAGCTGAAACTCAAAAGAAGGGTGGAGTGGTAGTTTATATAGATACTGAAACGTCTGTAAGTACTGAATTTTTAAGAGCAATTGGATTAGATGTAGAAAGTATGTTGTATTTACATTTAGAAACAGTTGAAGATATATTTTCAGCGATAGAAGAAATAGTTGTAAAAGTTAGAGAATCAGATAAGGATAGGTTAGTAACTATTCTTGTAGATTCGCTTGCAGCCGCATCCACAAAAGTAGAAATGGAAGCAGAATTTGATAAAGATGGTTGGGCAACTGCTAAAGCTATTATTATATCAAAAGCAATGAGAAAAATTACTCAAATGATAGGACGAGAACGAATAGCTCTCGTATTTACTAATCAACTCAGACAAAAACTCGGAGTAATGTTCGGTGATCCGTGGACTACTTCTGGTGGAAAAGCATTACCTTTTCATTCATCAACTCGTATTCGATTAAAGAATGTTGGTCAAATTAAAGACACCAAAAAGAATACTATTGGTATGAAGATGCGGGCACAAGTTATTAAGAATAGACTTGGTCCTCCAATGCGACATGCTGATTTTGAATTATATTTTGAAAGTGGTATTGATGATGAAGGTAGTTGGTTGCAAGTTATGAAAGATCATAAACTTGTGAAACGGGGTGGCGCTTGGTATAGTATAACTAAACAAAATGGTGAAGATATTAAATTTCAGTCAAAGGATTGGTCAGAACAATTAAAAGATGAAGAATTTAGAGAATATTGTTATAAACTTATTTGCGATAAAGTGATATTAAAATATGAAAAGAATTTTGGTATTGATGATGTAACTGTTGAAGAGGAAGCAAGTGAGTAATGCTAAATATTTATCTATATTTGAGGAGATAAGGAAAAAAGGCGGCTCGATAGATGATGGTGAACCCAACGATAAAGTACTTATAATAGATGGCTTAAATACATATATTCGTGTATTTAGTGTTATACCAACTACCAATCCGGACGGTATACATATTGGTGGAATAGTTGGTTTTCTAAAGAGTATAGGGTACATTATCAATATGATTAGACCCACCCGAGTTATAATTACATTTGATGGCAAAGGTGGGTCTGTCCGGCGAAGAAAACTATATCCGGAATATAAACAAAAGAAGAAAACTAAATATAGAGTAAATCGTTCACATGATTTCGCATCTCCAGAAGATGAGAAACAAAATATGATTATGCAGTTGCAAAGGATTGTTGAATATTTAGATACACTTCCCGTAACTGTGTTATCATATGATAATATTGAAGCAGATGATACGATTGGTTATATTTGTAGGCAAGTACTTACTGATTCTAAAATTACTATTATGTCTACTGATAAAGATTTTCTTCAGTTAGCAAACAGCAGAATAAAGATTTGGAGTCCAACCAAAAAGAAAATGTATGATGAAGATGCTGTATTAAATGAGTATGGTATTTCATCCCACAATTTCATTTGGTATAGAGTTATAGATGGTGATAAGTCTGATAATATTCCAGGTGTTAGGGGTTTTGGACTTAAAACGATAAATAAGAAATTACCATTTTTGAGTGAGAGTCGTATAGTTGATATTGATGAAGTTATAACTGAACTGCCAGAATCAAAAGATATTATTGAATTAAACTATAAATTAATGCAATTATCTGATGTAGATATATCAGGATCTGTTAAATCTAAAATAATACAAAGAGTAAATGAACCAATAAATAGATTAGTGAAGTATAAGTTTCAAACTATGGTATTAGAAGATAAACTATTTACTGCATTGCCAAATGTAACAAGTTGGTTATTGAATCATTTTAATCAGTTAAATCATTATGCTGAGAAAACGTATGAAAGTAACTGATTTTACAGTAGAATTAGTTCAACGACGAGCAATAACTAAATTTATAGAAAAGCACCACTATTCACATAATATGAATGGTATACAATCATATTATCATTTTGGTTTATATAGAGATGGTAAGTTTGGTTTACCAGAAATGATAGGTGCTATGTTATATGCTATGCCATCAATGCCAGCCACCGCAAACAAATATAATCCAATTAATCCTGATAAGTGTTATGAATTACGGCGGTTAGTTTGTATTGATGATACTCCAAAGAATACAGAAAGCTATTTTATTGGTCAAACTTTTAAGTGGCTAAAACAAAATACAGATATGGAAGTTATAGTATCATTTGCAGATGCTGAATATGGTCACACTGGAGTTATATATAAAGCTACTAATTTTGAATATTTAGGAACTACTGCTTCTGGAAGGAAATTAATAGTTGATGGCAAGGAATATCATAGTAGATCTTTAAATCAAAATAAAAGACCATATGGTAGAGAATTAAAACGTAGGTATGATGAAGGAGATGAAAATATTTATTGGAAGCATACAAAACCTAAACATATTTATGTATACTATTTTGGGAATAAAATAAAAAAACAAATTAAAAGGTTGCAATGTGAGTGATACATTAACACAATTTGGAACAATATTTCAATCCAAAATTATAGCGTCTTTAATGGGTGATATTAAATTTATTCAAACAATTAGTGATATTTTAGAATCATCTATGTTTGATTCTGATTCAAATAAGTGGTTAGTTAAAACAATTAAAGATTATTATTACAAGTACAAAAAGCAACCTACTCTTGAAGTATTAAAATTTAAGATAGATGATATCGATAACGATATTTTAAAATCGGGTGTTATAGATAAGTTAAGGCAAGCTTGGAATAATGTAGGATCCACAGATTTAGAGTTTGTTCAAGAGCAAACATTAGATTTTTGTAAGAATCAAACATTAAAAAATGCTATTTTGAATTCAGTTGAATTATTAGAAAACAAAAATTATGATGGAATAAAGTCTTTAATTGATGAAGCTATGAAAGCTGGAGTAACTAGAGATTTAGGACATGATTATATATCATCATTAGATTTAAGACTTAGCAAATCAGCACGTGATACTATTAAAACTCCTTGGGATGCGGTGAATGATATAATGGATGGTGGTTTGGGTGCTGGTGAACTTGGAGTTATAGTTGCGGCAGCGGGAATTGGAAAATCATGGACATTACAAGTATTGGGCGCAAATATAATTAAATTAGGTAAAACAGTAGTTCATTATACATTAGAGTTAAATGAAAATTATGTTGGGTTACGGTATGATTCTATTTTCAGTGGAATTACTACAGCGAATATAAAGTATTATAAAGATGATGTTACAAAAAAAATATCAAAGTTGAATGGGAAATTACTTATTAAATATTTTCCAACAAAAGCAGCATCAGTTCAAACATTAAGTGCACACTTAAAACAAATAGAATTGAGCGGAGTTAATATAGATATGGTTATTGTTGATTATGCTGATATTTTAATGCCAACAGGATTTTTTAAAGAGAAACGACATGCTCTTGGAAATATTTATGAAGATTTAAGAGGATTAGCTGGTGAAATGGGCGTGCCAATCTGGACCGCCAGTCAGGCAAATCGTTGCCACATTTTAACTGATGGGGTAGAAACTGAAAATGGTAAAATAGAAATTGGAAAAATAAAAGAAGGTGATAAAATTTTAACTCACGATAGATATAAAAAAGTTACTAAAGTTTTTCCAGTTGAAAAACAACCGGTATATAAAGTTAAATTAAAATCTGGCAAAGAAATAACAATTTCAGGCAATCACGATTTACCGGTTATGTATGGAAAACTGAAATCAGTATCTACTGGATTAAAAGCTGGTGATAAGTTATTTACAAAAAAATAATGAAACTTTTTGTGATGTTGTTATGTTTATATATGAATAAGATATGTGTTAGAGGATTAAATGGAAAATAAAATATTACAAGGGGATTGTAAATGAAAATGCACAACTTAAATCCGGAAGATTTTGTGATGGATGAAATTGTTTCTATTGAATTGGTGGGTGAAGAAAATACTGTTGATATTACTGTTGAAGATACACATATGTTTTTTGTTAATGATGTATATTCACATAATTCAGCTTTAGAAGAAGATGTAATTGGAGCAGATAAAGTAGCAGAAGATTATAGTAAAATTATGACAGCAGATTTTGTAATGAGTATGAGTAGAAAAGTAGAAGATAAGATAGCAAACACAGGCAGATTCCATGTAATTAAAAATAGATTTGGGATTGATGGTGTTACTTATCCAGCTACTATAAATACAAACATTGGACAAGTTCAAATTTTTGAGGGGAGTAGTCAATTTGGTAAAGACGCTCAAAATAAGATGAACAACAGTGAAGAGTTTTTAAGAAAAGAATTAGCAAACAAATATAATGATATGGAAAAAAAAGTTGAAGGATTTGAGTAAATTATGATGATAACTTTAATATATATTATATTTATGATTGTTGTAAGAAGTAGTTTTTAATGAGAAGGAGTTTTAGTGGCTGAATCATTTTCAATATCGGATAATTTTATAGAGAAATATAAAAGAAAGAAAGAACCATTTGGCTTTAATGGGCTGGGTTATTTAGTTTATATGAGGACTTATTCTCGTATTAAGGACGATGGTAAAAATGAACAGTGGTGGGAAACCGTTAAGCGAGTTGTAGAGGGTACATATACGATTCAAAAAGAATGGATTGAAAAACATAGATTAGGCTGGAATCCGTGGCAAGCTCAACGAAGTGCTCAAGAAATGTATGATAGAATGTTTAATATGAAATTACTTCCACCAGGGCGTGGTTTATGGGCAATGGGTACTGATATTATTACAAAGAAAAAATTAACTCCTGCATTGTTTAATTGTAATTTTATAAGTACAGAAAATATAAAAGAAGACCCATCTTATCCATTTATATTTGCTATGGATATGTTAATGTGTGGAGTCGGAGTGGGGTTTGACACAAAGGGGGCAGGGCAATTAACAATTAAACCACAATCTCATAATGAGTTTAATTTTACTGTTCCTGATAGTAGAGAAGGTTGGGTAGAAAGTTTAGGATATGTTATAGATTCTTTCTTTGGTAACTCTCAACGACCAGTATTTGATTATTCTAAAATCAGACCGGAAGGTGCCATTATAAAAACATTTGGTGGAACTTC